TGGAGATTTTTTTCCAACAATATTAGTGGCTGCAATACCACCAACTTTACCAGCAGGTAAAACAACCGCACCAACTATAGCTTTATTAATTCCTTTTAGCCAGTCATAATCTTCATCGTTTACACCTTGTCTAAGCATTTCGTGTGTACCACTAATCACTGAAAAACCAGATGAATCTTTTAATAATCTATCACCATTATCTACAAAAGTTTTAGTTAATTGTTTTTGGACTTGATTAATGTAGGTAGGGTTTGCTCCATTGTCTGCTAAAATTTTACTAGCTTGTCCAATGTTTTGTTTCATTTTATTTCTAGCACTGCTTGAAGCAACTCTTTTTACTGTTTGTTTTCCTGCTCCTTTTAAAGCAACCGATGCGAATCCTGCACCAGTTAGGTATGCAGGTATGTCTCCAATAAAAGATAATACGGTAGTCCCTACATCAAAGAGGGTTCCATATTCATATTGAGATAAATCATGTCTTTCCGCACCATTAATTAGCTGGTCAGCCAAACCGATTGTGCTTTTATTATATGATTCTTTTAGAAAGTTATTGACGTGTCCAGGAAAAGCCAACTTAATTGGTGCTGGTCTTCCAACGCCTAAGCTAGGAGTAAAAGAATTATTATAAGTTCTTTGACCTTCAGGCATTACTGCCCTAATAATTCTAGTATTTCATCTAAGTAAACATTACGACTTAATCTTTCTTCAATTACGTCTATCTTACTTTGAATTAAGTTTAGTCTTTTATTTTTAAGACTTGGTTTTAATACACCATTTTCAACTCTTGTATATCTTTTTTGTAAGTCTCTAAGTTTTTCTAAGTCTGGCCCTCTGGTGTCATCTACACGTTTACCATCAGAAAAAAGAGTCGCTCTTCGGTCAAACTCTTTCTTTTTAACTGGTTTACCAAGTATTTTTTCTGGGAGTGCGTCTGTTATCGCACTAGTTCCTCTTAATTCTAAACTATCTAAAAGTTCTAATGCTTCACTTGTAGAAATATTCCCACCTATATTGTCTATTTCAGAAATAAGTTTATCTACTGATAAAGGAAATGCAGCTAATTCTTTTTCTGTATACATACGACCACTCATATAGTCAGGAGTATCATCAGTCAATAATCCAGATATATTTTCTAAAGTAGATGAAATAGGGTCTAAAACTTCTTCTGGGTTTGCATCAAATGCATTTTCTTCAAACTCTGTAATGTCTAGGCTTGTAAGAGTTTCTATAGCATCTGGAGATAAATCTTCAAATTCTGCAATAGGTACCTTAGATATAACCTCTTCTGTTTCATCTTCATTTACTGAGGATGTACTACCATCACCTTGTGAGTCTATATTATTTTTTTTATCGTATTGTGCAATAGCATAGTCTAATTTGTTATCCCTAAAATAATTAAAGTCTTGTATACTTTTGTCTAATTGTAGATATTCCTTGTCAAGGTTGGAAATCCTTTCATTAAGCTGTGCATATGTTAATTCTTGTTGATTGTCTCCTGTACCAATAATTATACTTCCACCTTGAATTTGTCTTGCAGTATTTAAATCTATTGATTCTAATCTAGATTGATATTCAGCATCTGATTCTAATTCTGTTTGTGGAAAAACTCCTCTAAAGTTAACTTCTTGTTGTCTCAATCCAGCTATCTCAGTAGTCAAACTGCCATATCTGTTTGTATCTTGTGAATATTGAGTTCTATCTATACTGCTAATAATTTTAGAAAAACTTTTTGTCATTTTAGCTTCTGCTGATTGTCGTGCTCTATCAACATATGGACCATCTGGGTCTATTGTTTTATACAAAGCTACAAGTTCATCAGCTGTTTCAGCTTTATCAAAATCTTTAATAGAATTTTCTTGTATTTTTAAGTCTGGAAAATCATATGTATTATCAAATAATGTTACAACTTCAGTAAGATTCATAGATTCAGCCATCTCTCTTTTTTTAGAAATGTCAGGAAATTGCTTTTCAAACTTTAAAAACAAGTTATAGTTATCACGTTTAGCTTTTTCTTCTAATTGTTTTTCAGCAATTCTTTCTTGTGCTTCTATCTGTGCACGCTCTAATCTATCTCTTGTAGTGCCAAATATAGAGTCAACGATATTAGTGCTTGGCTCTTTATAACTAACATTTATATCTCTAGTTAATCCTTTTCCGTTAGCCATTAGTAGTTCCCTCCTTGCTGGTTTTCTAATATAGATGTAATAAAGTCAGTCACTTGTTGTTGAGAGGGATATGCAGTATTAGTTCCATAGTATTCATTAATATAATTTTGTACATCTGCAATTTGTGAATCATTTAAATTGAAGTTTTCATATTGTTGTGAATAGTTTGGAGCAGTTATAACTTCGTTTGCACCACCTGTTCCACCTTTTAAGTATTGTCCTAAGTCTACATTAGCATCAAGTAAATCATTTCTAGCAGATGATAAACCAGATTTAAGAGTATCTATTGTTCCTGATAATAAACTATCTAACGATGATACATATTGTCCTTCAGCTCCCATTAGTTGACCTTGTAATACATCTTCTAATGTTTCTCTTGCTTGTTGCTGTCTAACACCTTGTCTACCACCCATTAATCCAGAAGTGCTAGATTGTGCATTCATATCTAATAAAGTTCTTGCTTCGTTTGATGCTCCAGTTGCTACATCCCCAAGCATCATACTTCTTCCCTCTTGAAGGTTTCTTAGTTTTTCTCCAGTTCCCTGAAAGTAATCTCCAAATTGTTCTACGACTCCCATCTCTAATAAGGTGTCACGTAATCCATCTTTATTAGTTTTTACATCTGAGATGTTAAAACCCATTAAGGCTCCTATTTCGTCTACATCTAACTTAAAGTCAGATAAAAAGGTTTTATATTGGTCTGCTTCATTAGGACTTAACCCAGAAAGAAACGAAGAAAATAAATCTGATGTCGGTGTAAAGAATGAACTACTATCTGGTGCTCCACCAGGCAAGGTTCCCATCATACCACCTGAAGTATCAGATGTTTGTTGCCCTCCTGTTTGGTCTGGGTCAGTAGAAAAATTATTTCCAAATCCAAACATTTCAGATGAGTTTTGTAACCCTTGATTTTGCATTTGATTTTGATAAAAACTAGGAGCACCAGCTTGTACTGGCCCTGATTGATTCATTGAAGATAAAGGTTGTTGGAATCCTTGCATTGCAACCTCTGAGGTTTGTCCTATTTGATTGTCTAAGTCTGTATTAAAAGATTGCATACCACCGAAAGGTTTCATCCCTTCCATAGGATTTAAATTCATTTTTTTATTTCTTTCTTTTAACTTTTCAAGAGGAGCAACACCTAATAAGCTTTTTAAATTTATTGCCATTATTCTCTACCTTTCAAGTCTAATTGATTTTGTTGCAAGAAACGTACTAAAGCTGCAGTAGCATCTTCTGGCATATTTTGTTGAGTTGTTTTATCAATATAAGAAGTTGGGTCTGATAAATAATCTCCAGCTTCTCCCATAAATGATTTGAATAAACTGTCACTTTTAAAACCTTCTGGATTTTGTAAATACTCATCACTAAATACATCAAATCCTTCTACATCTTCAAACATAGGAAAATTTTCTCCTCCTTTAAATACATTTAGTGGATTAAACTTTTCTTTAAAAGAGTCAAACTTATCTGTATATTTTTCAGTAGCATCTTTAAACTCATCACTCTTCATTACTTCACCAATTATTATATCTAGTCCCATACTTTTAAGACTGTTACTAGCTTTCATATCTTCGGTTGATTCTCTTAGAGCGTCTTTTACTCGCCTGCTAATTTCATCTCCTTTTGTTTTAAGATACTTTAGCTTTGATGTATTAATTCCTGGAGATGAAAGCAAGGTGCTTCTTTTTTTATCGTCTACTAAAGCTGCAGTAGCATCAAAAATTAAATCATCGAATTTATTAGGAGTAAGTCCTGTTATAAACTTAGCAGCTTTTCTTACAAAACCTTGGCTTCTAGTATTTTTTAATTTATTAAGTTTGTTTTGTACCATTTTTTCTATCATAATGGTATCTTCAGTTCTTAGTTTTAAAAGTTGTAAAAGATTATTTTCTTTAGCTGTACTAAATTTAGTTTGATTTTGATATGTTCCTCGTGCATTATACATAAATGTATTCCCTAGGTGTTTGGGTTAAATTTACAAATTTGTCGTCAGTCAAGTCAAGAACTACGACAGTAAATACCCTATTAGTGTGTGTATTATTATTCATATTATTTTAAAATTAAGCTTTCTCCATCTGGAGCAACTTCAAATTCTCCCACTACTACATTTGAATCTCCAGCAGCAGGTACAGAACCATAGAACTTTTTACCAGTACCAGCTCTAACTCCACCAGAAAATATTTTAATAGCATCTCTTGCTGGTTTCTTTATATCAGAGAACTTTGCAAATGTTTTTAATTCTTGTATTTCTGGACTACTATACTCTAGTTCAAATATTTTACCAAATTCTTTTCGTATTACTTTTAGTCTTCCTTTGTGGTATTGTAATATCTCTTCACCATTTTTCATTTGATTAACAGATACAGGTCCACGTTTAACTTGTTTGCTTGTTCCAGATACTGCTCTTCCTTTAACTAGTGTCATTATCTTACCCCCCTAGACCTATAGACTATTGCTATATCTTGTATTTCAAAATCAGCTTGTGCATTTCCTGCTATCTTTATTTGCAATGACTTCTTTTTAACCCTAGAGCCACTGGCTACTTGAAACTTTGTAGTCACCATTGAACTACTTGTTGAAAATGTATTAGAATCAAAGATATTTGTTGTTGGTGCAGCACCTTCAAACCCACCAGTAATAACTAAATCATCTGCATTCTTATGTGTTACATAAACTGAATAAAACTTTTTATCTACTGAAGGTTCTCCTAAGTCAATCTCTCCAGTTTGTATATCTATTGTTTGTGCTTGCGGAGATGTGTCAAATCTTTTAACGGTATACACGTCATTACTACCTGCTCCAGCAGTTGTTCCTGTGGTTAATTCCATACATACTAGCTCTTGGTTGTAAGTAACTAAGTTAGTTGTCTTCTTACTTACTAAAGTGTTAGTATCATTTATATTAACAAAAGACTTTGTTGCAATGTCATATATATATCCTTTACTGTCAGTAGAACTAGAGTCTCCTATAACTAGTATTTGATTTTTCTTAGGAATAAATCCAACAGAACAGTTCGTTCCAACAATATTTGTTGCCCATGTATCTTCATCTATAGCTCCACTTAACGTAGATATGGTATCTGAAAAGCTAAACATTCCATTTTCATTTACCCATACTAATCCTAAATCTGATTTACATACAGCTGCAGGATTACTAATACCTCTGTTTTCAAACTCTCCTTCTACATACCAACCAGCATCAGAACCAGATGCAATATTAATAATAAATAGTTTATTCTTTTTGTATACAAATAATCTATCTGAAAACTCTATAATTTTAACAATAGCGTCACCATCGTTTGTTCCTACATCTAAGTAATATGTCTGTGGAAACGTATCATACTTTCTAACAGGAGTATATTGTATTCTATCTCCCATTTCTTTTGTTACGCCTTCGTCATTCACATACAATACATTACCTACAAATGCTCTTTGATTAGCAACAGTAGCTGTCTTATATGAAAATGCTTCAGCTCCATTGAATGTAATTGCCTTTTCTTCTGGTGAAAATCCGTTAATAGTAGAATAGGTATCTAATCCAGGTGATTTGATAGCATAGGCTCTAGAGTCGGTAGCACTGTTATTGGTGTCATTGGTTACTACATAGTCTCCTTCATCGATGAAGGCATCATATTCATCCGCTAAGGACAATCTAGAACCTTTCTCAAAGTTAACATCAAGTAACAATCTATATTCATCATCTGGATTATTAAAATTCTTTGCATATATTCTCATTCCTTGTAAAAAAGAATTTAAACTATCATCTTTAATAGACATACTAGCTATAAAGTATTGAGCATCTGCAATAGAAATAGGGTCTGCTATATTAGTTAACAATGATTCTTGTCCACCAAAATATACATAGCTAACTCCAATAGCATAGTTTCCTTCTGGCCATAGTCCATCTGTTTTAGAACTACTAGAGCTCATTTCAATTCTAAAATCATCCCCAGAAGCAGGGTCTACCCCATCTTCTACATTAGAAGCAGGGTCTACTGGTGCATGAAATGCTCCAGAGTTTAAGGTAAAGTCTGCAGCAGCTGGTGCTATCAACCCTCCAGTATAAAATTTCATTTGGTCTGTTACTGCTGCCGCATAAACATCTGGGTGGTCATCATTAGTTCTTTCAATCCTAGCTAATACTATCTGTTTGTTTCCTGTATTACCAAAGTCTGAATCTGCTATGCGTAATCCACCATCAGCATAATAATATACTGGTTGTGCGTCTGTTGCACTACCTGTACCTATTAAAGTAGCAGAATCAAATACTACTGCTAGTCCATCACCACCACTACCAAATGTAGCACTAGTGCTTAAAAACACCTCTCCCTTTGGAGATGTATAAGCTAGATATTCTGCAGCTGCGGCTCCACCGCCTGGTGTGATGTCACTACTAAACTTAAACAATCCATATCCTGGTTGTATTGCAGCGTCACCATCATCTGTTAAGGTAAATGAACTACTAAGGTTGGCAAGCTTTCCAGTGGTAATTATCTTACCTAAGTGCCCTACATTTACATTAGTAGCTTCTGCTAAGAAGCCTTGTTGTAAGTCTTTAGCAGAGTTTTTATTATTAAGCCCTCCGTCAAACCTTGCAATATTAAATGCTTGTTTTGCCATTAGTTTATTCCTATTATTTTTTTATCGTTTGGCATATTCGTATAATTCTTTACATCCTTTTACAGATAGTTCTACCATATAACTTGTGATTAAAAACAGTAATACTATTCCTACTGCTAACACCATAAGAAAGAATGAAACAGCAAGTGTGAGCGTGTAGGCTAAAGCCGATACACACTCCACAACCCATTGCTGTAAGCTTTTAGATGTTTTAGATTGCACCTTTTGGTCAAGACTGTTAAAAACAGATTCTAAATCTTTGGCCAACTTACTTAATGTTTGCATTAACCGCAACCGCATCCACATTCACAATTCATATAGTTCTCCTATTTCTGTAATGATTTTTTAACTTTTTCCCAAACTTTATTATCTAGTTTATTAGATGATAGTTCGACTAAATAGTCTCCTACTACTAGTAATATAGAAATTAAAGTTTCTTCGCTTACTACTTTTTTTAATAAGCTTGCTATTGTTTTACCCATTTTCTTATCCCTTCTTCGTTTGTTTATCTTGACCAATTCTAAGTATATCTTACTTTCCTTGACCCCTGTATTTCTTTTTGTAATACGACCCAATTTTAGAACCTCTTTTAGTATTTTTGCTATTCCCTTGCCTTGTTTTCTTTGGTCCGTTGCTTCTTCTTGTTTGAGATACGAAGCCTTTTCTCATGCTCTACCTTTTACTTTTTCCCAGCTACGCATTCCTGACATACCAAGAAGACCATATAATAAAGTGGTCATTGTATTCATATCAAAGTTTGGCAGTTGGATTTCTACACCTCTACTAGCCATAATAAACAATAAAAAGGGTTGTAATATATAATGATAACCAAATGCAGCACATAGAACCCACCCTAGAAAAGGTCTCCATCCACTTTTAAATACATTATCAGAGCCTGCTTCCACTTCATTTATTTTCATTTGGGCAGCATTCATCTCTCTTAATAGCTCTGCTTTTTCTGTTTGGTCTAAAGTAAAATCATCTACTCTTCCAGCAACCTTATCCATTACATTGGTTATAACTTTTAATCTACTCATAATCTTTTCTTCCTAGGGAACCCTAATAGGGTAACCCTAATACCAGTCCCTTGAAGTAGTCTTCAAAGATAACTGGTTATGACCTTTTTGTCAATGTTTTTTTAATTTATCTACACTTCCAACGTCTACGTGCCTGTCTAATTCTTGAATTAGGGTCGTTTCTAGTTGCAGCAGAACTTCTTTTTAGTTGCCCTAAAGACCTTGCACAATAAGACCTTCTTCTTTTAGCTTTCTTACTACCTGGCTTTACCTTACCAGTAACAGCAGTTTGTAACTTACTTCCAGGGTTTGCTTTTCTATAAGCAGCTACACCTTTTTTAGTCATCCCTGCACCATCTTTAGTCTTTCTATAGTTAGGACTTTTACCTGTAGTAGTTTTTCTTATAGCCATTATGCTCTTTTCTTATTGTTTTGTTTCATAGCAAATGTTCTTACATTTGTTGGCTTACCGCCTACGCCTTGTTTTTTTGCTCTTTTTCTTTGTACAGCACTTTTCTTTTGTGATGCTGACATAGTTGCTGCTTTAGAAGAAGGTACGCATTTAGGATATTTTCTTTTACTACCCTTTGTTGATGAACGACCACATTTCTCATGTCCACCACCTTTTTTCTTTGAACCTATATCTACCCAGTTCTCACTAAACCACTTCTTAAGACCGCCTTGGTAATCCATTAATACTTACCACCACGTTTTTTATATTCTCTCACTAACCAAGCATTTGCATATGCAGAAGGATATACATCAAACTTACTCTTTGCTGCTGACTTAACCCTAGAGTATAAAGCTTTATTTTTAGGAGTAGGACTACCTTTGCGTTTCTTTTTCTTAGCCATTAGTATATCAACCAGTTCAGTCCAACCTTAGACTCATAAGATTGTACATCGTACATTGACAAAAATCTACCTTCTAAAAATACTCCAAACTTATTAGTAAGCTTCCAACCATAGACCATTCCTAAGTCGTAATCCATGCCATTCTCGGCTACTTCATAGTTAAAGGCATAGTCAGACATACCTTTAGTTACTGGGTAAGCTGTAACCCACATATGCAACCAGTTCTTAGGTGTGTACTTATAATAGTCTGCACCTACTGATAAACTTAGTTCGTTCTGGTATCCTAATTCTTTTGCATATTCTTCATTATATTGTTTAACAATCTCTCCATAAACTTGTTTATAGAATTGTTCATCTGTATTAGCAACAAGGTTTCCTTCTGCATCATACCATTTAAAATCAAAGTAACTATATCCATATTGTGTGAATTGTTCTACAAACTCATCTGAATAGCCATAGAAATATGCAAAGTCCCAAAAGGGTGTAAACTCATCTGTGTTAATATCTTGTTCAGCCCACCATAAATCAATAGGTCTAAAGTCTAAGTATGCTGGATGCATTCTACCAGCTACGCCTAATGATAGTGCTAGATTACCTACATCCTTTTTGTAACGCATATCTAATGCTGCAAACTCTACATCTTCTAATCCTCTGGAATCATAGTTAGCTTTTACTAAAAAATTCTTTCCCATATATCGTAACATATATTGTTCGTTTACAAACTCTTCTTCAAACTCTTTGTGGTCAGAGTATTGTATTACATACTCCCAGCCAGTAGGTACATTACCAATAGCAACACTTTCATTAATAGGTGCTTCATCTCCTGTGTACCAAACTTCTGGTTTATTCTCATAGCCAAACCTTGCTAGTTTTCTAATACCAAATGTCATAATAGTGTGGTCATCTAGTTCTTCTTGTAACTCTTGTAATTGCCCACCAGACACTTGATATTGTAATTCTTTAGTTACAGGACTACTAAAGCTATATGCACCATATATAGTGCTAAACTTAAAAAAGTCTTGTGCTGTTAATGCTCCCATAAATAACACGCAACCAAATAATTGTTTAAACCATCTTGCTAAATATATCATTGAAACTTCCTTAGTTGTATTTCATCAATTTCATCTTTGATTTCCTTGATGATTTTATCTTTATCTAAATTGAAACTTAATCCAGCTTCAAATCTTTTTACTTCTTTTCCATACTCGAACATAATTATAGTAGGAACTGAAACTATCTTCCATTCATTTACGATAATCGCACCATATTCTTTATCATCTATACTTGCATTAAACCATACGCAATTATTTAAACCATTTAAATCTAACGATGCTTTAAAATTCCAATCTGCATTTACTTGAACTATAATACATTCTTCTTGACTCAATAATTGAATCTGTTGTAAATCTTTTAAACTACTTTGAGCATATAAGGGCGATACCGATAAACAAATACCAACCAAATATGTAATACCATATAACCAATTCATCTCTGTACCTCACTTTTGCATCAACATACGTTCAATGTTCTTCACATCTGTACGCATTTCTTTTTGTTCTTCTTTAATTTCCTGTACATCTTTTTCAGTTTCAATGATTGTGTTTCTAATCATTTGGTCCTTTAAGTCGTACTCAGTTCTACCTATTGGAGGTTCAGGTAATTCTTTTGCTTCTTTAATATCTGCTTGTAATGTAAACCACATACCTACTACTAACACTAAAGTAGTTGCTAATGATATTAATGTTTCTAAACTTAATGTAAATTTACTGTCTTTACTCAGTTCTGCCACTTTTTTTTCCTTCTTTCTTTTTTTTATTAAATATTATGTCCCAACGCTTCGCATATTCTTTTTGAGATATACCTATATTCCTAGGTTTATCTCCTTTTCCTACTCCGTTGGGACCCCTAAACATTCTTTATTAACCTTTGATTTTCTTGTATTCAACAATGTCTGCTTTTAATTCAGTTACTCTTGCTTCAGCATTTACTAAGTCTGCTTCTGCTTGTGTAATCATATCATCTACTGGTCTTACATCAGTCCAATCTACTACTGAAACATCTTTACCTGCTTCATCTTTCATAGTTCTAAGATGTTTGATTTCAACTTGTTTAACTGATACTCCAGCTTCTACTGCTTTTTCTGCTATTTTCTTAGCCATTTTTCTCTCCTAGTTTGAGTTTGAGTTCATCTATTTCACACTTCATTTCTTGAATTGCTTTTACTAAATACATATTCAAGTCGTGAGGTGTAAATTGTTTTAAGTCATCGTAGATAACTTTATCATCTACAACTAATTCTTTTTCAGATGTTACTGCATCTGGAAAAACTTCTTCATACTCTTGAGCAATAAAAGAGTTATATCTTTGTGAGCCAGAAAGTTCTGGGTTTGCTTTTAAATAATCTTCTGTATAATTAAAGGAAACTGGTCTTAGTTTCAGTATTTTATCTAAACCATTTTCTATATTCTCTACATTAGTTTTAATTCTTTTATCAGAAGTGTTAGTCCAAGCTGTTCCTGTGCTTAGTCCTGCAGTTCCAACAACATCTAAAATGTGAGCTGGTGAAGAAAGTCCTATACCAATTCTACCTGTGCTATCTTTAATTCTAAATCTTTCTGCTACACCACTTTCATCTATTACTAAATCTCCACCAACATTACCTATTACATATTTATTAGTTGTATCTTCTAATTCAAGATAAGCACCACTAC